GTCATCGTGCCGAGCGGCGTGACGTTGCCGGTCGCGGCCGCAACGACGGAGCCAAGGTTTCCTACCGCGGTAGCAACGACAGTGATCGCCCCGGTTGCGCTCGAAGCGAGTTCGCCGAGCGTCGCCGACGCGGATGCTGGAACGGTGATGTTGGCGTCGGCTGCGCTGGTTAGGCCGCCGAGCGGCGCATCACCCGACGCGGGATTGTCAATGTTTGCTGTCGCAGATGCCGACATTCCGCCGAGCGTTGCGTCGGCTTCGGCATCGACTGTGACGACGACTTGGCTGACTTCGGCGACGAGCTCGCCGAGTGCGGCCGTGGCGACACCGCTGATGATTCTCGTGACGGTGCCGATGGCTGACGCAGCCAAGGCACCGAGCGAAGCGGCACCGGTGGCGGTGGTCGTGAATAGAAAACCGTCCAACTTGGCGTCACCGTCAAGCGTCGAGGTGTCAAGAATGAACGCTGGTGACGGGCCATCCAAACCAATCCCGTTTGTGTCAAGGGTGCTTGAATCGAGCATGAACCGCTCGACGCTCAGGTCCTCGTATTGGCCTAACTCATAACGATTGCCTGCCTGGTTGTATGTCGACGACATCGCCTACTCCGTCAACGGAGCAATCCACTCACCAGTCACCAAACGCCAACCAAACGACACACCAGGGTTCTCGTCGCAAGGTAGCAACTGTGCCACGTGAGCGGGCGCATACGGTTTCACACCATCCCAAACGACGATGTTCATAACGACGCCGTCGGCGTTCAGTTCAAGCCATCTCATCCGTACACCCGGATAGTGATTTGTGCATCTCCGCCATTACCGCCATTACCGCCGTTCTGATTCTGTCCCGTTCCACCGCCACCGCCTCCACCACCAGCCGCACCTCCGGCACCACCATTCCCACCAGCTCCTGACGCATTGGCTCCTCCACCGCCACCTCCCTGAGATGCTCCACCAGCACCACCATTCCCGCCGTTGGCTGTCCCAGCGGCTCCACCACCACCCGTAGCCAAAGTTTGAGTAGTTATCGGATCGGTAGCCCAACTGCCGTCGACTACATAACTACCGCCTGCACCGCCTGCGTTGAGTGTTGCACCCTCAGCACTACCGCCCGCTCCTCCGCCCGCTCCGCCTCGCCAACCAACCGTGCCAACCCTGTTGGCGGTAGTTGTGTTGGAGGTTCCGATACCTCCTCTGCCGAACTGACGAGCAGTAGGACTCATGATGAATCCTGCGGTGTATCCATCACCAGGCGAAGTTGTAGAGGTTCCAGTGCGACCACCCATTCCGGCTCGCCCACCAACAAAGTAGAGCGTGCCGAATCGAGATGTGCCACCAGGATTGCCATCTGTTCCAGCACCACTGGTGCTAGTGCGACCTGAACCACCGGTGCCGCCAGCACCGATTGTGACCGTAGCGGTGCCACCAATCTCTGCGACCGTTATTGAGAAAGATTCGTAGTAGCCGCCGCCGCCACCAGCACCCGAACCGGCGGTCCCTGAAGCAGCGGATCGAGCTCCACCACCACCACCGCCACCAGCACTAATCATCTCACCGATGACAATCTTGGCTCCGGTCGGAAAAACGTAGCTGGTCGAAGAAACGAACGTCTGAGTGTCAAGCAGTCGCATTGCGGACGTTTCAAGCGTCGTAACCCGATAGTCAAGGCTGCTTGTGACCGCAGAAGAGTTGATTCCGACTTTGTTCTCCAACGCCTCGATGGCGTCGTTGGCGTTGGCGTGCTGATCTGAGTGGCTGGGCGACGACAGGACGTCACCGCTCGTGGGGTTAGTGAAGTTGTCGAGAGACGTCGGGAAGTTCGTCGCCATAGCGAGCGACCTACGATGCGAGCGTCAGCGAAACGGTGAGCGAGCCCGACGAGATCGTGAACGTGTCGCCGGCGGTGTAGGCGTTGGCGGTGATGGTTCCCGAGAAGAGGAAGTTGCCTGCCGAGATGTTGTCCCATGCGGTGAAGTGCGTGGCGTCTTGCGAGCCTGCGATGTTCGTCCAGGTGATGTCGGCATCGGATGCGAGCGAGCCCGCGGAGGCTGCGGCGAACGACGCCGCTTTGCGGGTCGTTTCTGTCGCGGCGTTGGACGTGCCGTTCGCACCTGGATCACCGACGTGCAGTTTGACGTACACGGTCGTGACCGCGAACGAGGTGTTGTTGCCGAGCGCGTCAAGCCACGCCCCAGCCAGGTAGGAAGAGATGCCGGTCGCCATTAGTCCTCAGTCCTTTCGATGATTTCGCTGATGCGGCCGTCTTCGCCGCGCACGACGCTGCGAATCACTGTCCGCTGCTCGGGCACGTTCACGTTGACGACGGTCTCGGGGATGTTGACGACCGGGGCGTCGACGTGGACCGCGGGCGGTGCGACGTGGATGACTTGCTCGGGCATGTTGAGGTTCAGTTCGCGGGTGCCTGCGTCGTAGACGGTCGCAGGCGCGATCGGGTTGATGGCGGCCACTGGTTGCAGCGACGCGGTCGGCACACCCGTGTGCTCAATCTCCGGCATGTCCAAGGCTTTCATCACGGCGGCCGGTTGGAAGCCGGAGGCGATGAGACGCTGTGCGATGACGGACTTGCGGTCGAGGTCGGCGAGGTTGGATGCGGTGATGTCGATGTTGGTGAGCGGCACGCGGTAGGTGTCGCCGCCTTCGATCGGTGTCATGTCCTCGAAGCGGCGCACGTCATTGACCGACAGGTAGCCGTTGTTGAGTCCTGACTGGTACGAGGCGTTGCGCGCCTGGATGTCTCCGCGCAAGAGTCCTGCGGTGGAGAAGCGGATGAAGGCGCGACCAGCGAGTAGCACAGAATACTCCGACTCCACTTTGGCCAAAATAGGAGTCAAGGAATGAACCAAGAAGGAAAGATTGTTGGCCTCTACGGACGCGTAGCTCATCGCGCCTGGTGTCGTCACGCCAATCATTGACGGCGGCACACGGAAGATGCGGGCAATCTCCTCGACCGCGAACTGGCGTGACTCGATGAACTGCGACTCGTTCGGGTTCACACCCGTCTTCTCGAACGTCGCGCCACCGAACAGGATGCCGGGGCGGTGCGAACGGCGCAGTCCTTTGTGGCCGTCCTCGAACGCGTCGACGAGGTTCTTGGCTTGCTCGCGAGAGAGGTTGCCGGGGAACTGGATGATGCCGGTGGTCGTGGAGCCTTGGCCGAAGAAGCGGGCTGCGAACTCTTCAAGTGCGCGTGCGAGACCGAGGTTCTCTTTGACGAGGTCGATGCGGGACTTGCCGCGCAGCTCGCCTGGCAGAGTCAGGTCGCGGATGTGGATCATGTCCACGTCCTCGATGCGTTCGACGGAGTCGTAGACGTAGAAGAGGCGGCCGAAGTTGTCACGACGCACTTCCATGCGTTGCGGGTTCATCACCGACAGGGCGAGCACTTCGCCGTCCTCGTCGCGGATGACGCGGGTGAACGAGTTGCCGTTCAGCAGCAGCGAGACGACGACCTGCTGGAAATGGTCTTCTTTGGTGACGCCGATGTCGGGCTGGTCGAGCCATACCGGGCGGGGACGGTATTGGAGACGCACGCCTTCTTGGCGAATGTAAGCATCGACCGGCAAGGTTGAGATCGTGTCGGCGATGAGACGCACGCATGCGTACACGGTGCCAATCTTCAGCGAGTCGTCTTGCGTGACGTAGACGCCAGAGTTCGTCGTGAATGTGTAGCCGTCACCTAGGGCGAACAGCGACTGGAACGAGATTGCTCGTTCTTCTTCGCCGCGGTTCAGGAGACGGTCGATTATCACTTCTGGTCATCCTTGGCGACGGTGCGAGACAACGCGAACGCGGTGCCGAGAGCCATGATGCCGATAACCGCCATGCCCAACGCAGGCGACACCAGCCACCCCGCCGCTATGAAACTCGCCATCCCGACCAACTCCAATACGAACACTCTCATCCCAGCCTCCTAGGTTAGACGATTGAGTTTAGTCAGACCACGAAGAATCCTGGTTCGGGCGTGTCGACTGGTGTGGTGGTGGCGCGATCGACGGCCATCGCCAATGCGATGACTGCGTCAATCTTGCGTTTTGACTTGCCTTTGCTCAACGTCCATCCGTTGTCTTTGACGCGTTGCGCCGCAGAGAGAACCTGGTCAGTGAACAGTGGATTCGAGTCGTGCGCGAGACGCTGATTCACGATGCACTCATACAGATGCC